AATATCAATTGATGCACGTTTATATCCTGTTCCTGGCGTTGTTACTGTAATGTGTGAAACCTGTTCTGATACAACGTGAACTGTACATACTCCACCTGAACCATCTCCATCGATAACCACACCAGTGTAGTTATGTGTTCCACTGTTTCCGTTATAACCCGAACCAGCTGCACTTACGTGTACATGGTGAACTGCACCATCTACTGCTTGGTTTTCAACATCGTATTGTGAAGAACCATCATCTGTTCCTGCTGAACCGAATGCACCTAAATCACCTTTGATTTCTGTTTGAGCACCCAATGTTTTAATTGGAATGAAGTCGTTTGTTACAAATTTGATTGTATCTGAGGCAGTTACAGTATACATATATTTCCAAATATAACCTCTACCTGTGGCAGCGTCGGTATCAGTTGTTGTTACTAGAGAAGTTGGACTAGTTCCTGTAGGTTTTTCTGTTGAGTTAACAACAACACCTGAAGAATTTCTTCCACTTCTAATACATTTGTATACATTGTAGTCATCTGTTATAACAAAGAATCTTGAATCATACAAGTTAGTTGCACTTGTAGCTGACGATGGATTTGCAGATGAAATATCATGTGAATATTCATCATACTTAGTTGCACCATTGATATCCCAATCATATCTTGTTAAACCATGGGATACATCTGCAGAAGTTACTTCCTTCATTGCAATCATATCTGACCATGCATCAATTTCTTCACCAACTGCATTGGCAGGTGTTGGTGGAACTGTATCATCAGTCCATGGATATGAACGTCCTATGAATATATAAGTGTTTGAAGCTGCCTCTCCAAAATCTTCTTTGAATTGTCTAGCATTATGTACTCTAAACTTTTCTGTAATTATTGCTGCCATTTTATTTTATCTCCTAAGATATTTAATACTATTTATAACACTATGCAGACTTTATATACGCACTAAATGTTAAATTTGTTCTTTTTCGTTGATGATTTTCATAATCCGATACGTAAAACTTCGGATACATGTTGTCTAAATCAGATATTTTTAGTCCTTCGGACTTTGCACCTTCAATCATTACATTACCACTTCCATCTTCTAATACGAGGTCGTCATTATCAGTTTCATCTTTCAAATAATATGATATATCATATGTATTTTGTCTTGCAATTGTATTTATAGTTCTAATTGTACTACCAAGTGGAACAAATGATGATAAGTTACCACCATTACTGTCGTCCTGAATGAATGGTTCCCCACTTTCAGATACAATCCTATCGTGGTCTTCAAAATACATATACTTTCCAGTGTACTCAATGTTTCTTTCTGACGTAAAGTAGTGTACTGGTTCAACTGTTGTTGCACTTTCTAAACGTAGAAGTTCTGTTCCATCCTCAGATATGATTCTCTCACCATAGTCACCTTTAACTTCTGCATCCTTATCGGGTTCAAACCTTAAGATGCAAGCCTCTTCTTCAAGTTCTATAAGTCCACCACTTTCAAGGATTAATACTTCATCGTTAGGTTCCCATATTTGGAATACCTTACCTTGGTCGGATGGTCTTCTCTCACTTTCAATTCTAAGATAACCATTATCTGCAGTTGCAATATTTAATACTGACATTACTCCATCACTTCTTGCTGAAGATTGAGTGATTGCCATATCCTTAGATACAATTTTCAGAATATTCATATGACGACTTCTATGTGATGAGTCTCCATATTCTGTTCTTGGTTCAGTTATAGAACCACCAGTTCTTGGGTCGGTTTCTGCAGTAGGAATTCCACATGCTCTAAGAACAACAAATGGGTCATTCATTTCAGAGTCTAGTGTGTATAACTGTATCTTTCTACTTGAATTTGTAAATGCATTTGCTACACCTAGTGTAGGTTCTCCATGTATTACAATAGTAGGTATAAATTTAAATTGATTTTCAGGTACTGCAGATATGTTATTTTTAATTGCAACTTCACCAAAGAAGATGTGTCCTGCTGGATGAAGTAGGTCTTTAACTGCTGACCTGTATTTGTTAATAGACTCACCGACTTTGATAACATATGAGTGAGATTGATAGAGATATCCATCTTGTATATTTGCAACACTTGAACTTGCTTGACCTCTATCTCCTAAGAACTGTCTTTCGATAATTCCTTCACCACCCATAACACCTTGACCATTAAATCTTTGTGTTTTTAGGATATGGAAATAATCGGAACTGTTGAATTTTACTTGTTCACCATCGACAAACTCTCCATCTAATGATGAGTATTTTAGTATGTGTCTATCTGCATCATAAGATACTGCAGTTGCAGTTGTTCCTGATACTTGTCCAGTTAGTACTAAGTCTTTTGTTGGAATTGCAGTCGGTGTTTCAATCAACATATTATGTTGTGAAGATGAACCTAACACACCATTTGAATCAAAGTTATATCCTTGACTTTCAAAGTTGACTGAGGTAATACCACCGATACTACTTGACCATGCAAATATCTTTGCACCTGTTCCACTAGTTACATTAACTTGAGTTGCAGCGTTATCTGCAGTTGTTCCGTTAATTAATTCACCTGCTACAAACGTTCCTGTATCTGTTGAGTCTCTTGATACTACTATTCTCTTATTTTTAGATTCAAGTCTTAATACTTTACCAGTTGCATTTGATGTGCCACCTGTTAGACCTTCTCCTACTGCATACTCTTCTACTTCTGCAGAGGTTTTAAAATAAATGTATCCACCTGTATATACTTTAGGAACTATTTTATAACCTGTTCCTTGGTTGTTTATGAAGATACTTCTGATATTAGATTCAGTAGTTTCTAAGTTCATTCGTGTTCCGTCTTCGTATAAGACGTTATTGAACTCTCTGTATATGTCTACTATTGCACCTGCTGATAAACCATTGATAAATGTCACTCTATCGTTCTTATGTGTATAACCTGATGTTGCATTTAACGGGTCTCTTTTTACACCATCAACAAACACTTGAACTGTTCCATCATTGAAGAACATTCTTCTATTTAAATCATCTTTACCATTGAATAGTGTTTGGTTTGCAGTTGCAGTATATGTAAACTGACCATAGTGTGATGCATTCTCTTGTATTACTTCATCACCAACCGAACCGATAAAGGCCTCTGCACCCGAACCACCTGTATCTGTATTATCAAACACTACCATTTGAGGTAGACCGACTTGAATTATAGAGTCGGTAGATAAAGATATTGGTTTTGAAACAACTATAGATTTCCTATCGTCTGCAATGGAAACTACTTTTACTGTATCTACATTAGTTCCAAATACAGTGTGTCCTTCCTTTATTGCAGTGTCTAATGCACTGTCAAATGATACTAGTGTAGATGCTTTAGAGGTTTCGGTAATGATGTTTGCACTGTCTTCCATGACAATATAGTCTTCACCATCCTCTGACCTCATGCTATCAACTGTTCCTTTAGTTGTTGCACTATAAGTGTTATGGAAACCTGTTCCACCATCTTCAATGTATATGTGTTCGACACCACCTGAAGTGATACCATCAACTATTGATTTTGCTTCAACTACACCTGAGTCTAGTTTCTGACCAACAAAATTAATCCTATCGTTTAATGTGTATAGTGAACCAGCACCTGTTTCTTCAAACAGAATACCATCACCATCTTCGGTAGATATGACTCCACTATCATCGTGTTCAATATAGATGGATGACTCATTGAAATCTACTCCATTCATTACACCTAATGTTGTACCAGTATAACTTGTTATTCCGTCTCTGTCAAGGAATGTAACGAGTACACCTTTCTCAAAGGTTCCAACATGGTTATCCATTATCTCTAATGAATAGATACCTTCTGCAGCGTCTAAGGTAAACACCTTTTCTATAATAGACTCTGCAAGAACAAACGAATCTGAACTTCTTAGGTGTTGTATTTTATCTGTTGACTTTGGAAGTAGTTGTGAGTTCGTTAGTTGAACCACCATCCTTCTTCTTTGACTATATTGTGACTCGGAGACATGTGATGTCTCGTCAATTGGATATCTGACCTCTGCATCCTGTCCAAACATTATTCTCATTAAGAATTGTAAAGATTCTGCAGTACCTTTCTTTTGATAAAGGTCGTTTATATTTTTAACTGTAAGACGTTTATTCTGAGTAGATGATAAATCTAATGATGGAATAAAGTCGTTTTGGTAATATTGTAGAAACTCTTCTGAAGTATGGTCGATATCCGAATAGTCTAGTAACTTGTTATTTGCAAGTATAGAATTTTCTTTGTATGTTTTAATTACTGCAGTTTGTTTTGTGTTCCTACCTTCAATGGTTTCATTATTCTTAAAACCATTTCCTGAAATTGATTTGACGTATAAGACATTTTTATTAATGACTTCAATACGTGCAACTGCACCTGTTGTCTTTCCGAAGATGTACTCTCCGACAACATATGGGTCTGCAGTTGAATTAGTGTTTCCAATAGATGACTCATTGACAATCTTTGAAATATCTTTGTCGGGTGTTGCACCAACAGTGTCGGGTTCCAAAAAGATGGAACCCTGACTGTCTTCTAATAAAATACCATCAATGTCACTCTGAGAATCTAGAGTAATTATCTCTGCTTCTAAGAATTCAAAATATGCACGGATGAATTGTTCAAACGCAGGTGCTTCTTCCTTTAAGTACTCGGGTAATAAAGTTGGAAGTCTGTGACTTAAACGTTCACTGACATAATCTGTATGTGACATTTATGGATATCCTATATTAAGTTAATGTTGCACCATGATTTGAGATAGGGAACCAGTTGGAACCATCCCAAAAACATATTACTGCATCACCTAGTGTATTTAACTTAATCTGTTCAGTAGTATCTGAAGAATATCCCCATGATGTTACTGTGATGTCTGCCATATACGTACTAGCTGGTTCAGTTTTGTTATAGATGATTTTTAACTGACCTACGTCTGTTCCGTCATCTAATGTAAATGCAACGTCAGCTGACGCACCTGAAAGGTCTAATGCAGATGCAAAAGAACTAGCAAGGTTAGATGCTGTTGAAGACAAAGTTGTAATGTCATCAACTGCAAGGTGAGTTGGAATGTTTTCAAAAAGTTGACCAATAGTCATCTTCTTGTTTACAGGTGTTCCGCCTGGGTTATCTACAATGTGTAATAAATCATCTGCACCGATATCACTATCTGAAACTGATGTTAATGCACTTATTTTTTTATCTGCCATTTTGTTTTTCTCCTATAAAAACCAAGTTAATGGAATGCTACTCTGAGCATGGAACCTACCATCTCAGACCACTTTATTCATATTAATATGAACTACTAGAGGTGGATGTATACCCAACTCCAGCACTACTTTCACCACTTGCGATGGTGTCTACTTCAGCAGTCACCTTAACATCAGATGTTGATATGTCAATTAGAGAACCTCTAATTGCAACTACATCATTACCTGATGGGATAACTGTAAAGTCAATCGTACTATCAACGTTTACTGTTGAGGTAAACATGATGGCATTGATTGAAATCTTTCCTTTAGAATAATCCACTGTTCCAGCTTCATTATCCTGATAAACTCTTGTTGACCCTGATAGATAGTAACGTCTTAGATTACCACTTCCATCATCGTCATAATATTGTGTATTGACTGAATCTCCCGATACCATGAAACCAGTACTAGTTGTAATACCACCAGCATCTTTATTGTGTCCTGAATGGGGATTGTTAAATCCATTACCAAAGTCTACTGTATAACCTACTTCTTGATTAATCTTGGCTTCGGATGCCTTTCTAAGTCTAATGTTTGTAGTATTAGATAGAACTGAACTATCTGCATCATCAATTGCTTTTAATAGATTTGAATGTCTGAAGATTGCATCAAAGTCTTTTAGATTATTTTTATCAAACTCGTTGATTGCACCAGTCACTAATGTCTGTAATTCACCTATTGATAAATCTGTTTTAGATGCATCATACTTGAATACTGTTGAGATAAGTATTTTAACAATTTGGGGGTCAATCAATTCGGGTCTAACAGTTAACATATTTAGTTTGTTAAGTTGACTTTTAATTTGTTTCTTCTCTGTTTCTGATAAGTAATCTGCATTCTTAGGTTTAAGTGCAACGAACACTTTACCATATACAGGTGGGTCATTATCTTCTCCACCCCATACTGCAACTGCATCTGCATTCGGATAATACTCTTGTACTTTTGCTTTGTAATCGTTAAGTGTCACAAGTCTGTTTTGTGAAGTGTAAAATTTGTTTGCCTTAAACTTAATTGACTCTATACTTTCTTTCTCTGCACCACCATTTGCATTAGAGGTAGTAATTACAGTTGAACTTGCATAACCATTGATTGCAGATTGTTGTGCAAATCTTTTTGCACCATTAGCATGTTGGTTATCTACCATAATGTATGTTGCACTTATGATATCACCATCTAATAGTTTTTTACCCAGTACTCCGTCACCAAAGTATATTTCTGTAAACCCTTCTTCGTTCTCTTGAGTGTAGTAAACTGCTGAAGTAGATTTGATTGCAGATACATCTGTTGCAAGTGCAAAAGTTTCAGATACACCATCTGAGTTTACACTTACTACCATTCTTGCTTTATCTACTCTTCCATTTGATAACACAAACTTATTGTTTTTGATTTGAGTATCTACTACATATTGGTCTGTTGCATATGTCCCTTGGACTATTTCTACATCTGAATACAAGAAAGTTGTGTTATTTTGTGATGGTAATACTGAAGATGTGACCACAAAGTAATAGTTAACTCCATCAAAGGTTGTAGAGAAAATAGTTCCTCTAGGCATAGTCATCTGAGTGGGTGTCGGGTAAGTTCCATCAGGGTTTCTAACATCGTTGATTGTTACATCTACTATTGCACTTGCACACACTTCTGATGATGGTGTGAAACCTAAATCTTTTGCACGAGACACTACATTCTTTCTTAATTGTGCAGAGTCTAAAAACAATTCTGAGGCTGCAATGTTTGTATTTACTGCAGTAATATGTGATGCATATGAGAGTAGGTCAATAAGAACAGACATACTAGAACCTTCAAAGTCATAGTCTTTAAATTTGTCCTGTCCTTTAAGATAATTTTTAAGATTATCAGAGATACTATCGAAGTCTAAATCTGTTACGTTTATTTGTGAACTGTTTACTGTCATTATCTTGCCCTTGTTAATGTGAATTCTACTTGTTGATTTGAGACACTATTGTTGATACTATAAAATATAGTACATCTAACCTCATTATTGTCATTCTCTTCAAAAATGACTTCTACATTGCCAATCCTAGGTTCAAATGTAGCTAGTTCTTTTTTTATTCTATCTGTCGCTCTTCTAAGTTTGGGTGTAGTGTCTAATTCAAACAACATGTCTCTAAGAGAACCACCAAAATTTGGTTTAAATGGTCTCTCATACTTGTTTGTTAGTATAATATTTCTTACGGAACGTCTAACTGCATCCGTATCAGTTTTTACTGTTATGTCACCCGTGACTGGATGAGGTGTAAAGAAAATATCTAAGTCTTTATACCTGTTCGGAGTTGCAACATTCTTGCCTTCTGATTTAATATTAACTGCCATACTTCTATTTATAACACTCCGTTAATCAGTTGGAACCTTAATTGCACAAACAACCAAACCTTCATCTAATAATGTGTTCATAACTATATTGTTACCAACTACACTGAACTCATTGTCTGCAGAACCCTCAACTTGTCTGACTCCATTAACAAATACATATAAATCTCCACTATTACCATCAATAGGGAATGAATTGCCCTCTGCAGTTCCATCTGAGGCCTTTAATGTTGAGTCTAGACTACTGTCGGTCTTATTTGCAACACGAACTGTAGGTTTATATGTGGTCGAATCTATTACACCATCTAAGTTAGGTATAGCAATCATAGTTGCAAATGGATTTCCAATTAGGTTTAGGAAGTCACACATAGTTAACAATAACATATCGATTAACTTACCTAATCCGATTGCTTGTAGGAATTTCTTTATTAACTTGACCCATGCATAGAGAAGTTTCTGTTGCCAGTTCTCTTTGAAGTCTACTAATCTTTCTTCAAACCTTTGTAGTCTTTCTTCAAGGGTTGAATTAGTACGAGTATCCTTTCCTATTATCTCTTCAATGGTCATTCCTATAATTGGTATTTCAAATCCAAGTACTGCTTCTTCCAATTGTCTCAGATACTTTCCCTTCTCATCTAAAAGTTTCTGTTCTAGTTCTCTCTTCTCTTCGTTTAGTTTATCAATCGTAGCAGGGTCGGTTTCAGTTTCCAGTTTCTTATCAATCTCTGCAATCTTTTCTCTAAGTTCACTAGCAGTAGTTTGAAATTTTCTCTTTAGAGATGCTTTGGTCTTTTCTATTAACGCAGGTATGTCCATTGTCAATAGTTCTTGTATAGATGATATTGGTAAGTCGGGTAATCCAAGTAAGTCCCATATCTCATCAAACAAATCAATAAGTTTTTCTAATGCTTTTATATGTGCATTCGTGACCCACTCTTTAATCTCTGTTTTGATGTAGTCCCATGTGAGTTTTGCCTTTCTATCTTCATTAAGTTCTGAGAGTTTACCATCAAACTTCTTNATTGCATTAGGTACTAGACTAAAGAATTTATCTACGTGTGCAGCTCTCTTCTCTTCAAGTTCAAGTATCTCCTTTTCTAGTTGTTCTTTCTGTTTCTCTAATGCCTCAATTTCTTCTACAGTCATGTTCCTTGCATTCATTAACTCTTTGTTAATTTCTGCAAGTCGTTTTCTTTTAGATATAATTTTAGTGACAAAATTCTTTCCAGCTATTTGGTCTGTTATCTCATTTCTATAAGAAGGAGTAGTTATCATTTTAATAATATCAATTGATAAACCTAGGATGTTAATGGTTAGACTAAGTGGTACAATTTTCCCTATCAACTCAGATATTTTGTTGGGAATATACATATGAAAATCTGCAACCAACTCATCAATAGCATCTGTAAGTTCCTGTTGTAGATTTTTCTTTCCTTCAGTCTCTTTCCAATATGGACTAAGAAGTTTTTGTAATTTATCAAAATACTTTTCAATAGATTTTTTTATGTCTCTGAACTGTTCAAAGAGTTCACCCATAATAACATTGTCAACATAGTCTTCTGCAATTCTTATCTCTTCTAGTATTGCAGCTCTTTCTTCTGCAGTTAAGTCGGGGTTCTGTAATTTCTTGACGAGTAGGACTATCTCTTCTTCCTTTTCTTTCTTCATCAAAGCTAGTTTTGCATCCAACTTGCTGGGAAGTTGTGCAATTTCTAAAAGGGGTTTTAGTAAATCTTCTACTGAGGGTATAGAGAATATGTCCTCAGTCGGACATGGAAGTGCAGTAGGTAATACAACCTTCAATGCATTTGCAGTTTCAGCTACAACTAAGCCTGGTGTAACAACTGCGTTTTCATATGTCATTATAATTATCCTTGTTGTACAACTTGACCTTTTAGGAACAATACTTTTGCAGATTGAATAGTCATGTTTTCACCTGACTTAATATCCATTGTTCCTGTAACATCAATCTCACCTTTACCATAACCCTTCAATTTAACATCACCATATGTCTTAATATTAGAGTCACCCATTATCACAACATTTACTTTACCACCGATATGTACTTCATTGTCTTTGCATATTACAGTGTATTGGTCATTGACCACTCTTGTCATTTGTGACCCATCGGGTTCTATTGAATGGAATGTTCCTGAACGATGTGCAACTGCAATTCTTTCTGCACCTACTGTATCGTCTAACTCAAGTAGATGTCCTGACTCTGTCTTCAGGGTTTTATTAAATGGGTAAACTGGTTTTGCTTTAGTGACATAAGACATGTTGGCCAATAGAGAAAAGTCTCTGTCTGCATATGTTATCTCACCTCTTGCATGGATGTCTACATCACTTACTCCAAACTCTAATGGGTAGTAAGGTGTTTCTTTGGTTGTTGGTTCCGTGATAGTAGAAGCTTCAAGAGTTTTATTTGTGTCTTTGTCTTTTTTTGGATAGTAATTTAATGTTACACTTTCGGGTATCTGAGGAGACTCGTCTAATCCTACTTCTAGTCCCCAACCTCTATTAGGTTTTTCTATTGATGCAACCCCATCGATAGTTCCATCATATGCACTAGTTCCCTCACCAGTTCTTCTTGGGTCATTGAATCCTGACTCCACACTACGTCCAACTTCTTTACCAGTTACATCAACCTTCATCCCCTCTTGTGGGATACCCACTACTGTTCCAGTAATGATTGGGTTTTGTTGAGACTCGTCTCTAAAGAAACCAAATACAGTAGACCCTTCTACGAGTCCATGTTGTGTTCCAAATCCTGATAAAGCTGCAGAAGTAGTTGGTAGTATTACAGTTGCCCAAGGTAAATCGGGTGTTGCAATCCTGTCCTTTTCATGAGTATGAATTCCATGTATACGAACACGAACTCTACCTATCTTCATAGGGTCATGTCTATCTTCTACGACTCCATAGAAACTCATCATCCTTGGGTGTGTTTGGTTTGTCATTCTGAAATACTCGGTTGTAGTTTTTTACTAATACCTTCTCTGACACAATCCATAGTAATGGTTCCTTTATTGTCTTTTGGTATTCCAGTAATCTTCATACTAGTTATCAAATATTTATTATCATTCTTCTTATCACCCGTTCCTTCAGGTTTACTAGTTTCGGGTTCATGTATATTAAGACGCACAACTGTTCCTACAGTTAAATCAGTTCTGAATGGAACTTGAACAGTGTACACATTTTGTTTAAGTAATTCTAAAAGAGCTCTTCTTTCTAATATAGAATTGTCTTCATGAACTTCTCCAAGAAAACTCTCTGCATCTTCATATTTTTTTGCATTACCAAATGCATGTTTCATGGTGTCTACGTTTATTACTAAACTATCGTATGCTTGGTTAAGAGCTGGTTCTGCATCTGTTTGTGAATATGATTGGTCTTCATTACCTATTGCATCATCAGTTGTCATAACTATTTCAGGTGCATCTAAATGAACATTGGGGTTATGCATATGACCTTCCCTTGCAAATGTCTGAGACATATCATATATCTTTTCATCCAATCTCTGTTCTATAGGATTCCATATTCTTATTGTAGATGCATATAAACCTTTTCGTATTCCTTCTAAGGTATTGAATGTTGATGGTTGTTCGTACTTTAAAATTTGTGTATTTAAACCTTTTGCTGAATTGATGTTTGCATTCATACTGTCTAATTCTGTATTCTTAGGTGAAGTTGAGAATACTACAGGATGTACCCTTTGATACATCTCACCTATGTCATGAAATCTGAATCCACCATTAAGTGTTTGATAGAAGAAACATGAATTCCTAAATGGTGCTTCGGTTGAAGTGTTTGCATTTTCAACAAAATATTCTACACTTTTTTTAACAGTCCAATCAGGTGCAAGAAATGAAAAGTTAGCAGGTAAAGTATCTACCCATGCTTCTGTTTCTTCAGGAGTAAATTTAATAATGTCTGACATTACCCCAAGTGCCATGGCAGAATATGAACCATAAAATGATTGTGATACCTTTGTCTTTTCTGCTTGGAAAAGTCTTGGGTCTGCAAAAAGTAATGTGTATGTTTGTGTTACTTCATTTATTTTTTGAACATTTAAAGTCTTATATATTCTGAAGGTTTTATCTATAGAGAAGTCTCTTTCCGATTTATCTTCTAGTCCTTCTTTTTGTCTCACAGATATTCTTATGAATTCTTGACCTGTAAATTCAAAGGTTCTAAGTATGTTTTGAGTATCAACTAAAGACACTTCTCCTGTCGTAAACATATCGTAGATACTTTCATATAATTGAAAGGCAGCTGTAACATTTCTGATATCAACAATATCACCCGATTGGGTAACAATAGATATTGCATCGATGAAAAACTCACCTGTTCTATAATTACTACTCATATTTAATCCGACATAATACGTTCAAACACACTAACAACTTGTTGTATTAATTCGGGACGTATTACTCTTATTTTTCTTTTTGCTTCGTTTGTTTCCCATTCTTCATCAAAGAAAGATACAGAAGAGAACCCATTCTCAAAGAAGTTCTTTTTAACTCCATTGGTGTCTTTATAATATGCAATACCATCTCTNTGTTCTATTGCATTAAGTACAGNCATTGACTTACCACTAACACTTCCTGTCACCACATCATTACCAACAAACCCATTTCCTATAACACCAATACGTTTCATAGTNGGGTCGACCTTAACTACGTGTGCTTCTTTACCTGCTGAAGTTATCTNNTCTCCTAGTAGAAACTTACTAGTTGATGATACGATATCTGTTGTTTCATTTCCGACTAGGTACTGACCTTCATACTTTTCATTCATGTATTTCTCAAAGGTTTGGTTGTCTTTATGCCAATCATTGTAGTTAGTAAATTCGTTTGCAAGAAATAGTGTCCAATGTAAGTCACCATTGTTGTACAACTTAGTTGCAACTACATCGGGTCTCTCACCATCCTGTATTTCATAGTAGGTATATGAAACAAGACCATCTAACGCCTCGGTTTCTATTTTAGACTTTCGGAAAAAGTCTTTGATTGATATTACCTTACCACTACTAAGTGTGTACTCAACATTAGGAAAATTTTTAAAATATTCACTTGCCATTATCCACCCTCACCATTTGTGCCTGTTGCTTTCATCCAAGATTCCTTTATCTCCTTATGAGATATCCTTCTCCAATCCCCATTTTCGTCTCTTTTGTTACCTTCATAAATTGACCTATCGTTTGACTCAAGCTTATCACCCGGCCCACCAATATTATTAGATACGGGAGAAACCGCTTGATAGTTTTGTTGAGTTAGTATTCTTATCTCCATAAATTCTAGTGTCATAGTAGACTTAACAGGTTGACCATCACGATATACTGAGAACTTTTGACCACCTGTATGGTCAACGTCACACTTAGTGCAAACTGCTGGAAGGAACCCATCTAACTTATAAGCTATCGGGCCTTCAAAATAAATATCAAATACATTTGGATAGTTAAAGAACGTATCTGCTAAAGTAGTTCCATCTGTACCTGTATCTGAATCACCTTTACCAAATAAGTCCATTTTAAATGAATCGGGTAACATTGCAGTTCTGAATGCATATATAATTTTATTGATAGTGTCTGCTTCTAGTTGACTTCTAGGATACAACTCGTAAGTAAAGTTCCATGAACGGAAACCTATACCCTCAAACATCATTTCTCTCATAGGGTTTAATGCAATACCAGCTTTAGCTCCTAAAGCACCACCTGTTACTCCATTTGCCATACCAAGAACCATCTTACCAGCAACAGACTCTAGTGCAGAACCATCTAGATTTTTAAGTGCTTCACTAGGATTTGATAACACATCTCCTAACGCTTGTTGTATTGCACCAACACCTTCATTCTTGTATTGCACATTTGCTTGAGATAATAGTGTATCAGGAACATATAAGTGTACTTCCATTAGACCATCAGCCATATCTATACCACTTCGACTCGTATTTTGATGCGTTTGTCTTTTACGTGTACTAAAGGTAATCATATTCTCTATAGCAGGTAAATCTTGTGGATAATACAAATCTATAACAGAAATATCGGGTTTGCCCTTACAAGCTTGTTTACTTACATTCCTTGCATCTAGTTGTCTTTGTAAAGAACTTCTTCGTGCATCTAATATCTTATTAGCAAGTCCTCGTTGTTCACCCAATGCATCAACTAATGAATTAAAGTTTAGATTTTTGAATTTTGATACTGTTCCTTTGAAAGATTTGATAGCCGACTGAGCTTTTTCAATTTTACCTAGTAGTTTGTCTAGAGATGCCATGCATTTGTCCTGTATAAATAGTTATATTCATTAATATAGTATTGTTATTTATGTCATACAGTGGGAAGTTTAAACCAAAGAACTATAAAAAATATAGGGGAGACCCCACAAAAATCTATTATCGTTCTCTTTGGGAACGAAGATTCATGATGTATTGTGATAATAACACTGCAATTATAGAATGGGGAAGTGAAGAAATTGTAATACCTTATGTATCACCCGTTGATAAAAGAATACATAGATACTTTCCTGACTTCTATATAAAGTATGTGACCACAAAAGGACAAACAGTCCGTGAGATTATAGAAGTTAAACCCAAGAAACAACTCAAACCCCCGAAGGAACCTAAACGACAAACCAAACGTTATCTAAATGAAGTTGCAACCTACATTGTAAACCAAGCAAAGTTTGCAGCTGCAAATGAATACTGCAACGATAGAAAGTATGGGTTCCGAATATTAACTGAAGACCACTTAGTTCCAAAGAAAGGAAAAAAGAAATGAAAACATTATATGTATTTGATTTAGATGGAGTCTTGATTGACTCTAAAGACAATATGGAGATGTCATTCAACTCCCTTAACACTGGTAGACCCTTTGAGGATTACTTTAAACATATCGGTAAACCCTTTAAAGATATCTTAACTGAGATGGGTATACTTACTGACCAAGACCAACTAATGGTGGAATACAATTACCACTCTCAAGAAAACAGTGACTTGATTAAGTTCTATGATGGTGTGGAACAACACTTAAAGTATCTTAAGTCCCAAGGTAAAAAGATTGCAGTTGTCACATCTAAACATGTAGATAGAACACATGACATCTTATCTAAGTTGGACGTTGAGTTTGATTTCATCTGTTGTCCCACTGAAGGTCTGAGAGGGAAACCTTCTCCTGACCAACTACTATATACTCTTGCACATTGTAATACAAGTCCTTGTGATGCAGTATATGTTGGTGACATGATAGTAGACATGGAATGTGCAGAAGCATCGGGTGTTGATTTTATATTTGCAGAATATGGTTATGGNGAAATAGAATGTTGTTGGAACAGAGCAAAATCAATACAGTCGGTCTAATACCTTCCCGTTGGGGTTCAACTAGATTCGAGGGTAAACCCCTTGCAATGATTAGTGGNCAACCAATGATACAACGTGTCTATGACCAAGCATCCATGTCGAAGAGACTAGACGAAGTCTACGTGGTTACGGATGATGACCGAATTGAGAACTACTGTAATGACAATGACCTGAATGTAATCAGGATAGATGACGATGTAGAAACGGGGACTGACCGAATTGCACTTACACTTGATACACTTGATGCAGACATATATGTTAACATCCAAGGTGACGAACCCCTGATTGACCCTGATGCAATTGATAGAATGGTTGAATACTTCAATCCTAATATCGGAACTGTAAATGCATATGTCAAGATTACCGAACCTTATAAGGTTATGGATAACGATGTAGTGAAGGTAGTGTTCAATGCACATCATTGTGCAATGTATTACTCACGTCTCGGTATACCCTTTCCACGACATGAGAATGGAAACGTTTATCAACAACTAGGACTCTATGCATTCTCTAAAGAACGACTTAAACTATTCAGAGAACTACCTATGCAGAGTTTAGAGAAATCTGAGAGTGTAGAGATGTTGAGATACTTAGAGAATGGTTATGATGTACAGATGGTGCATGTATATGATGTGGGTTTGTCTGTAGACTCTCCTAAAGATATAAAGTTAGTAGAGGAATACTTAAATGGAAATAATTAAACACTTACACACTCAAAAGGATATAGATGAACTCAGAGTCATCTTTGACGAGTTTCATGTTAGACCTAAGTTAGTAACACTAGGTGAAGCACTTGAAAATAAATGGGAACGTAAACCTGATGCACATATCACATATGCAAAACATCTACTGAAACACAAAGACTTAGAACCAGTTGTTGCAGAAAACTTCAAAGAGAAGATGGATATTCATGAATACAATCAGAACTTCCATGCAACTAAACTCATATGGTTAATCAATGAGATTAGAACTAAGGGATTGTACTCAACTCCACAAGCTTACATGAAAGATGATAAGTGGATTGTACATCCAGGCACCCATAGAGTTCATGCACTTATACACTTGAATAAGTTAGACCAAGAGTTTGTGTTATGGGATGTGTCAACCTTTCGTAATGAATCAATAGACTTTGATACTTGGTTAGAGTTGTATTCTAAAAGTGGTAATAGTTTATTTGCAGTTGAGACACCCAACATGATTGAGATGCATGTTCAAGAGGATAGACCTGACATGTATGCAAACAGTGAAAGAGTTATGAATACGATAAAAGAGATTGAGTTTACAGAAGAGTCTGTACTAGATTATCAGTTTTAGTCTTTATTAATTAGGGTTGTTTGTGTTGCCTGAATTCATACCAAATGTCACAACACTACTATTATTACTAACACTAGAACTTGAAACAATATTGTTCATCTGACCTGCTTCACCAGCAGTTTTATTATTTGCAATATCTCTAGTCAACTGTCGTATCTGTTCAAGTGCCTCTTTATTACCATTAGATGCCTCATTAATTAGGTCTACTATTGGTGGATGATTCATTGCAATTTTTACTAATTTGTCACTCTCGTCATTAAACCAACTTTCATCAATGGTATTTTCTTTTCCATATCCTGAAGCATCAGTCTGACCCATGAGAGCTCTCTCAAGATTATCTAAAGCTTTGGTGGCCTCGTTATTACCTTCTGCATCTTTTCTATTTTGTTTATATTGTTCTTCAGCATCTTTTAACTGTATTTTTGAAAAGTTCTTTGCAAATTGTTCTTCATAAGTACCATAGTCAAATGTACTAGAACTTTCTCTTCCATGCCAGTCGCCAGGCATTGCAGCGACCATAGTCTCTGTACCAGTTTGATAACCATAAGTTTGAGTCTCCTCATCAAACTTCATTCTCATTGCCTTAACAAACTCATCAACACTACCAAGAAGTTTACTTCTATCAGTATATTCTTTAATCTGTGCTTCCGTAAGTCCCTCAAAGGTGCCCTTTTGATTGGTCAATGATATTGAGTCACTTTTATACTTATCATTTTCGTTTAATTCTCTGATGGTTCTATCTAAAGCACCAACATTCATATCTGTAATTATATCTTCAGCCGTACCAAGTATAGTAGACTTGTGTGCATCAATTAGGTTGGTGACACCATCTTGTAAAGATTTATCAAGCTTAGAAACCATTAGGTTCCAAGTTTCATCATTTAAATCTACTTCAAATCCTTCGTTTTCAAATATTGATTTCAACCCCTCAGTAGTTTTAAATGCATCACCACTCTTATTCAATTCCTCTATTTCACCACCATAATATTTTTCTATGTAATCGGTCTCTCTTTTAGAAATTCGTTTTTTGATTTCTTTATCACCTTCTTTGCCAGTAAAGAACATCTTAAGTCTATCTACAGCGTTAGCCATCGTGATACCAAGTCGGTCTAGTTTTTTTCCTAGGAATTTCTTCATCAATATTATTCCTACTACTATTGCACCAATAGCACCTAAAACCATTAGTGACCTAGTCTTTAACATCTTCCAAACGAATGTGACTGTCTTACCTAATAACCTTAAAGCTTTAACTGGAACTATCTTTCTAATTCCCTTTAACATCTGTTGTAGTCTTGCAGTACTTTGTCTTTTCGATACTGCCTGGTTTTTCATTAAGAAACCCTGACCATCTTGTTTTCTTTGACCCTTAACTCTCTTGTCTAACTTACCACTCTTTGTAAAGACTCTACCAGTAGTATCATAACCAAGGTCTTTATTCATAAATGATTTTAATTTAGACCCCTGAATAGATGCCTTTCTTCCGATAGTCTGACCGAGTTTAGAGTTCTTGAGTAAATTACCTGTCTTACCTAAAAACCCAAATGCACTTTGAGCTCCAAGACCTATTCCCTGTATACTTCCTTTTAGTAAACCGAAAGCTGCTGTAACCTTTTTAGTTGCATCTTTTATCTGAGAACCACCAATAGAACCAAAAAGTTCATCAAAGTCTGATTTCATTTGACCTGAAATCGTCTTTGTTGTTCTGACTATCTTCTCACCTTCTTTCTCGTACTCTGTACCAAACTGTTCTTGGAATGCATTCCCAAGAGACTTTTTGAAAGGCTCAAACTTTTTGAGCAGCTGCTTGAGAATTCGATTGCTTTCACGAGCAGTATCAAATTGTGCTTCACCATATCTTTGTTGAGATTTGATTACATCATTAAAGGTTGCTTCTGCCATCTGTTAAGTCCTAGTTAGGGTTAGTATCCCCATGTTCTTTAGCTGCACTTGAAGTGTATAGTCCAAACCATGCCGCACCAGCACCGACCAATACAGATATTAAACCTGACTGTTCTAGTGTTGGGTCTGCTAAGTCCATAAACCAAAATGTTGCGTAGTAAAGAAGATACATGTATATACCTAAGAATGCTCTTGGTATAATTCTCCATGCATCAATTGTTTTTGCAGCGAAAATCCATTTCTGCCATGGATTCTTTCTGTCTTCGTTTGTCAATTCAAAAATTTCTTGTTTAAGTTCGCCAATCTCTGATACCATTGCCATGAACTTTTTCAAGTCTATTTCAACCTCGTTACGACTCATGTCCCCCGAGAATTTATCTATATCGCTCATTAGTGTGTCCTCTAATTTAGTTAGTTATTTATCTTGACGTAATTTTTCCTCTTCTAAATGATTGATGAGAAGTTTAGTGTATATCTCTCTTTCCCAAGGTATCATGTTTTCTAATTCCGTCAATGAGTATTTATGATGTTGCATCAACTGAAAGTTAGTTTGATAGTAATTAATTATACTTTCATGAGAAAGAGCCACTAAAAAAAAGCTTGGATTCCCTCTAATATCATTGTCTGTTTTTCATCTGTTCCACAAACAGGACAAGTATATTCACACTCTGCTCTTAGAACAGGCATGTCTTCAAAGAATTCAGTTATCTTTTCTAACTGCTCAAGGGTAAGACTATCTACAAATTCCCTGATTTCTCTATCAGGTGTTTCAGACATCTCAAAGACTGACTCAGAATTGAACACTTGTAACATACACTTAGTCATCATTTCTAGTGTGTCAATTGCATCGACACTAGATAAAGATAACTCTGTTGCATCTTTAACAGTGGGATGTTTTAATACAATACCCATATCTTCTGTCAACATAACTCTATTATCTACACTTTGTGCAGTGTCTATCATTACTTTTTCAAGATTAAGTACATGTTCTATGGGAGCATGTTCAGAATTCTTTTGACATGGGAATGAAAGTTTAACAGTTTCACCAACTGACTTTCCTCTAACCTTTAAGAAAAGGTATTCAATATCATAAGTTGGTAGACTCATGTAGTCCAATTCAGTAGATACCACGTCCTTTAAAAGATTAATTATCCCATCTAATGATGCAGCTTCTTCGTCATCATCCTTAATCATAAGAAGATTTCGTTGTTCTTTAACTAGGAATGGTCTGTATTCAATCTCAAGTCCATTACTTGGTAGGTTAGTTTTATACTTGGGAGCCGATTGTATCGGTAATGCCATAATATTTCTCCATATTTTAATCGAAGATACTTGAAATCCTATTCAACCTATCATCGTATTTTTTCAATTTATCGTCTAAACTTTTAAGTTTGTTTCCAAACCTTCCAGCGACTTTTCCAGTTTCAAGGAGACCATCTAATATTCTCCTACCTTTATTTAGTAAGGATAATTTAGGTGCATCTACATACTCAGTTGAAAATGTTTCAAANGACCAANTAACTTCAAACTTCATTATCTCGTCTCTTGAAGCAGTACCATGTTGCATCTGACCAAATGATATTGGGAATGCATTATGGAGTGTAGTTTTCATTGCATCCTTACCATCCTTTCTCATAGATATTATTTCTACTGTACCAACATACTCATCTTGATATGCAAAGGTAGGTCTAAGACTACTACCTGTATCCTCGTGATAATTACCAAAGGGTGCAGTAAAGATATAGGACTGCCATGCATCTATTATAAATCTATCTGCAAAGTGTACATCACATAAAAATGTCATAGGAATTCTTTGACCATCCATTGTTATGTTATTAGGAATGTTCCTAACAGGCCCGTACGCAGACCATTGAGATGACTCTAATTCTCTAGAAGGCATAGTTGCACTCTCACATCTCCATCCTTCGATACTTAAACCTAGGTTAGGACAAAAGATATTAACCATGAATAAGTTTGACCTAGCACCAACATCAAAGTTGTACTTCAATTTATCTATCTGAAGATTTTCATCTCCCGATTTAAGACCAATTAATCTATCTAATATGCTCATATGATTTTTTCTCTAGTTTCCCTGTAAACTGTGTTAGTATTTATACTTCCTTTCTCACTTGTAAACTTAGAAAGTGGTAATAAAGGAACAAAGTCCCATTGACTTGGTTCCACTTTAACTATCTTAGAGTCCAAGTGTTCAAATAGATATTGTTTAATACATGGTTTTGCAACTCTTAGATTGGATGCTGTTGCAAGTGATTGGTATCTCAATCCTAACCTAACAGAATCATCTGCAACACTCTCATCATCATAGTCATTAGAGTATGCATATAAGTTCTCTAGTAGTCCTACTCTAAGTCTAGGGTGTAGATAGTGTAAGTTAAGTCCTAGGAACCCAGTCTTGTATCTCTCTAACATAAAGATTAGAGGGAACCTGTCGTAATAGGGAAGGGTATCTTTGTGTTTTGCATCATACATAAACATGTACATCTCTCCTACTATCATTTCTGTAGGTATGATATCTTGACCTGCTTGGTTTAAAACCTTATCGGGTTTTGCATATGACTTGATTGTCTTGAGGTTTGATTTAAACCAGTCTAAGGACTCCTTTTGTCTTTCTTGGAGTTCTACGGGTTTAAGTAATTCTATTTCTTTGAAGGTGAGTCGAGACATACTACTATTTATAGTATTGGGTCTGACTTCTTCCTATTATATTTTGTTTTGTCCGAATGGACTTTTGATGCACCATGACTTGGTGTTTCTTTTCTTACCTTAACTACAGGTTTCTTTTTGCCGAATGCAAGTTCCCATCCATCAGCATAGGCTTCTTCGTTTGAGTTCCTTCTCTTAGAACCCTTTCCACCATGCCAATTACTCATTATCTTATCTTTCTATAGTTTGCGTTATTACGTCTTTTAAGGTCTAACTTTTTCTTTCTCTTTAAATCTTG